CGGTCCCCACTCCCAAGCGGTCCAGAAGACCAGCAGGAGGGACTTCATCATCCCCGGGGGGACGGTGATCAGGAGCCGCTTGATCTCCCCGCGCGAAACCGCCTCGAGGTGGGCGCACATAGCCCGGAGCGCCCAGCCCCCTACGAACGGTCGCGCCGGCTCCAGCGTGTGCCAGAACTCGGCGATGAACCCGTAGAGCGGCCGGCAACCGGAGACGATCTCCGACCGCTGGGTCTCAACCCGGTGGCGATCCGCCCGGGCCTGCTTCTCCCGCAGGGCGGCGAGGAGCCGCTCCCGGTCAGTCCTCGTCAGCGGGCGCGTCATCCGCATCCCCGCTCAAGGTGGCGATCTCCGCCGCGAGCTCTTCGTCCGAGAGGTGCGAGAACGTATGCGCCACCCTTTGAACCGGGGCCGTCTTCGGGGCCATGCGCGCCGCAGCCCACTTCAAGGCGTCGAGGTAAACCCGCGCGCCGGCCGGGTCGATCTTGTGGCCGCCGACCGTCTGGCCGAGCGCCGCCGCCTTGGTGACGGTCAGCCCGTCCTCTTGGAGCGTCTCCGCCCGTTCCTCGCGCGCGAGCGCGTATTGTTGGCGGCGGCCTTCGTCCTCGTTGATCCAGCGGTGCGCCGCGGGCGGGTCGATCCCGAGCTCACGGCAGGCGGCGCGGAGTGATTTGCCGGAGCCAATCGTCTCCATCATGGGGGCGAGGTCTTCGGGGGTTGGGCGGCGCTGGCCGGCCGGAGTGTTGGTCACGCTTTCGGTTCCCAGGGAAAAACGACCCATGCATCGGCGCGGGCGCGCTCTCCGGTGAAGTCGGCGGTCTGGGTTCGGTGTTTGTTAAGCAGGACCGCGGTCTTGGCATCGGGATAGAGTGCGGCGACCGCTGCCAGGGTGTGCCCGGTGTCGATCAGATCGTCCACGATCAGCACCCGGTCGGTCGCCGCAAATGTCGGCGGGGTGCCCAGACTAAGCCCTTCCTGCTGGTGGCTCTCGCCATAGGAGGAGGCGCAGATGGTTTCGATCCGGCGCAGGTTGAGGTGGTGGCCGATCATGGTTGCCGGGACTAGGCCCCCGCGGGTGATGGCAAGGATGGCGGTGGGCTGGAACGCCTTGGCGGCCAGGGCGACCCGCTGGGCCAGGGCTTCAACGCCAGCCCAGGAAAGAACCACCTTCTCCGCGCTCATGGTCAGGCCTTGGCGAGCGACAGGAACTCGGCCTTAACCTCTGGAATTCGGAACTTCCCCTTAACGGATGAGGAGGTCATGCGGGCCGGCGTCTTGATTCCGCGCATTGTCATGCAGAGGTGTTCACCCGTAGCAATGACCGCGACGTCTTCATGGCCCAGCAGTTCGGCCATTTCGTCGGCGATCCCGGCAACGACCCGCTCTTGTAGCTGGAGGCGGTGGCCGTGTTTGTGTGCGATTCGGCCCATCTTCGACAGGCCAAGGACCGTGCCCTGGGCGATGTAGGCCACCGAGACGTCACACCAGAACGGCAGAAGGTGATGCTCGCACATTGACCAGACGCGCATTCCAGACACGACGATCATTTGATCCGCGTTCACGGCCTCAAACTGCGTTCCCAGCTTGCCGGGCTCATAGTCGATAAACTCGGCCCAGAGTTTAGCCACCCGGGCCGGGGTGTCGGCGATCCCCTCGCGGCTGGGGTCTTCGCCAATAGCCACCAGAAGGGCGCGCACAGCGGCTTCGGCGGCCACCTTGTCCACCTTGCCCGGAACGGGCGAGTTGGCCGCCACAGAGCATCCGCAGGGCATGTGGGCGGGGTTAGTTTCCACGGCCGCCACCCTTTGCGAGAACATGAAGTTGAGGAATGACGGTTGCGTTCATCCACCCGCGGGCCAGAACCGCGTCACAGAGGGCGGCGTAGCGGGCCAGGAGGTCCAGCTTGTCCGGGTCGGCTTCGCCGCTCTCGTCCACATAGGGGTTGCACGGTTGGAGGTGGATGCGGGCGCCGGGGGCGAGGCGGTCGCGGACAAGGCCGGCGAAATCCAGATCGGCGGGGCTGTCGATCACCACCTTGACCGCGACATGGTCCGGCTTTGCGGCGATCCAGCGGTCCAGCGCCGGCCAGTTGGTGACCTCCCCGCTGCTGGGCGGCTTGGGGCTGATCGTGATGCTGTCAAGCGCCGGCGCCCACTCGGCCCAGACGCTTCCTTGCGTCTCGATTGTTACCGTGAAGCCGTGGCCGTGGAGTTCGTCGACCAGTTCGCCCAGCTTCCACATTGCCGGGTTGCCGCCCGACAGGGTGATGAGGGGGCGGGTGTTGCCGGCCAGGGCCAGGACGGCCGCGACGATCTCGGCGCTGTTCATCCGGGTCCACTTGCCGGCGTTGACCGGGTCCACCGCATAGAGGGTGTCGCACCAGGAGCAGCGATAGTCACAGCCGCCGGTGCGAATGAAGATCGTTGGGACGCCGGCTTGTGCGCCTTCGCCCTGGATCACGGGGCCGAAGATTTCAGAGATTGGGACAGGCTTCACGCCACCACCTTGCCGCTGTTAGCGCCGTGTTCCCGAACCTCAACCGAAACGAGCCGGACCCGGGGGCTGTAACCGTTGTCGCCAAGCCAGACTTGGGCGGCCCCGAAGATCAGTTCGGCCGTCGCCTCGCATCCCGTCGACGGGACTTCGCGCATCTGGATCAGGCCGCGGCGGTCCAGATCCCGGAACGTCTCAATCTCGGGGTCATCGCTGGCGACGAGGGTGGTGTGGTCGAGAAGGTCGGAAATCCAGCCCTTGAGGCTCTTGAGGGAGCCGAAGTCCACGACCCAATTGCGGACGTCCAGCTGGTCGGCCTCAAACTCGAAATGGACCGCCAGCGCATAGCCGTGAAGGAAGCGGCAATGGCTTTGCGCGCGCCACTGTCGGAAGGCACAGGTCAGGCCGACTTCATGGCCGTATGTCTTGGTTGAGCGGTGTCTCACGGGGCCGGCTCCAGGTAGAGCGCGACCATTCCCTCGTCGTGGGGGGTGGGGTTGGGGTGGGCCAGCCGCTCGCGGTAGAATTGGGCGCTGACCGTGTAGTCGAGGCGCTTGCGGTCGCGGACGCGCCAGCAGCCCAGGAGGTCCATTAAGCCGGCCTCAGTGCGGAAGTGTTTGGTCTCGTTTACCGAGTTCGCCAGCTTGCCGGCCATGTCATCGTTGACAAACTGGATCACCAGGACCCGGCCCCGGTGGAAGGTCGCCAGGTGGGCGAACAGGGCCTTGACCTGGGCGTCGGTCAGGTAGTGCAGGACGAACCGGATCACGACGAGGTCGTAGGCGCCAACGTGGGTCGCTATGTCGTCCACCACGTCCGGGCCTTTGGTGGGGTCAATGTCAACGCTGACCGCGTGGGGAATGAAGGCTTTTAGGAGCCCGTTCGCGCCGCCGTAGTCGGCGACCGCCCCGCTTGTGTCCACGCCGTTGAGCATCGCCGGGATCGCGTCGTGATACATCAGACGGGCGGTGGCGTCGGGCCAGGTTCCAAACGCGCGGCCCTGGTCGACAGGGAAGGTGGTCATGCGGGGTTTTCCGGTTGGCCGGTTAAAAACCTGTGAGCCTCAACCACGATCTTCATCGCGACGGGCGTGTTTAGGGCCAGGAACAGCTTGGTGCCGGTGTGTTTTTCCAGGTCCAAAGACAGCGCCGCCGCTGACCGGGCCGACAGGCGGCGGGACCAGGAATAGCCACCCGACCACCCGGCCAGGTTGGCAAGCCGGGTTGGCTCCACCCCAAACTCGCGAAGCCGCCGGCAGATGGCGGGGGAGGGGCGGCTGGCAAAGTCCGCCTTCTTTAAGGACTCAAACCGCCCGCCACCCATGTAGAGGTTGACGGCTCCGTAGCGCGCGCCACCCTCCCAGGAGGAGGCGTCGCACATATAGGGGCGCAGGGCCTTAAGCCGATCCGCGCCGGCATATCCGAGAAGGTGGACCTTCCGGCCGGCGGCGTGGCGCATCACGGCCCGAACGTGGGCGTGTTTGTCGATGCCCGGAGCGTTAAGGCCGCCCACAGCCACCACATCGCTGGTCTGCCAATACTCGTCCAGCGCCTCAAGGGTTTCGCCCGGGGTGAAGACGGGAATGGGGTTTAGGCCCCGGGCCAGCATCGTTTCATAGTTTTGCCGGCTGGCGTGGGCGTCACCGATCACGTCCAAAACGAAATAGCGCCACGGCTTTAGGGGGGTGGTTTCAAGGAACCGGCAGTAGGTGTCCAAGTCGATGGGCTTACCGCTCGCCCAGGCCGTAAAGGCCCCGCTGTCGATAATGAGACGGAGGTGTTCGTGGCCTGAAAGCGCCTCGACCATTGAGCGGTTAATGTAGGGAAACGCCACCAGGACGTTCAGCGGCGGGATCACTTAACCGTCGCGTCCAGTTTTGTGGTCGCCAGGGCGGTCTTAATCGTTTCGACCGCCTCGGCGTGGCGATCCGCCATTTCGGGGGCCAGCGTCACCACCACGCGGACGGCAATGGTCTGAACCTCGCTGTCGCCCACGTCGGCGTGAATGTCGCTGTTCCAAGGCGTGATAAGGTCGGCCAGTTCGCCGGCGTCGAAGCCGATCAGGTCCAGGTCATACCCGCCCTCGGCGAGCGCCTCGATCTCGGCGCGGAGGGCGTCGTCATCCCAGCCGGCGTTGAGGGCGAGTTTGTTGTCGGCGATGACATAGGCCCGGCGCTGGTCTTCGGTCAGGTGGTCCAGCACCAGAACTGGGACGGTCTCGAGCCCGAGGGATTGAGCGGCGAGAACCCGGCCGTGCCCGGCGATGATCCCGCCCTCGGCGTCGACGAGGACCGGATTGGTGAACCCGAACTCGGTGATCGAGGCGGCGATCTGCGCGACCTGGGCCTCGGAGTGCGTCCGGGAGTTCCGGGCGTAGGGCGTCAGGTCGGCAATCGGCCGCTGCTCAAGGTCTTTCGGGGTCATGCGTCCTCAAGTCTTCGCCCCGACCGCGCCGGTTGGATCGCTGCTCTGTCGGGCGTAA